ATCATCAAGTTCTGGGGCATTGTTGGCCAGATAATTATCGACACGTTGATCATGGTTTCCCATCGTCCAGATGCGATGCTTGGCTCTGTATAAGGTATTTATCCAAGCCTGTGCTGCTTCAATCTCTTTGGTAAGCTTCGGAGCGTTCTGACCAAGTAGGCTACCGTGGCGGCTGACTCTTGCGCCATCTAGTATATCACCGTTAAGGACGATGACCTGTGGCTTGAATTGCTTACTGGCGATTGCAAACGCTTTCATCATGATCGTTTCATGATGCGGCCAGATATGAGCATCCGACCCAATCAATATCTGGCAGTTATCTAGTTCGATCTCATGGCATTGAGGATAGGTCCAGTTTTGCGCTGGCGCATTGTTCATCTCAATGAATAGTTCTGGGTAGTAGGATTTGGCTAATTCAATTCTGGCTTGGAAGGTGGAGCGCGGAAGTTTCATTTCCCGTGCTCCGGCAGCATGATTGTGGTTCAGTTTGAAGAATACCTTTACGGTCTCTGCCGCTACTTCCTTGGATAATTTAGGAGGAGACATTTGCCATTTCCAATGCTACGCGCTCGACATCTGAGACCCGACGCATCCAGCCTGTGCCGAATGTGTCAAACGTCGCTAGACGGTGCAGGAACTCGCGGCGTTCCTGACAAATTTTTTGGATCAGTTCTTTAGGATCGACCTTGGCAATGGCGTTCATTGTGCCGGGTCCAATCAGACCATCGGCTACAACGCCGGATGCAAGTTGTAGGAAACGGACAGCACGACCAACACCGGAGTTCACCGACACATCGAAGGCGCAATAATCGACACCTGCGGGTAACTCGTCACCCCGGACAAGGTTCCAGTATCGTGTCTTATAGAACGGCGTGACCATCTCTTGCGTCAGGCTCCGCATTTCCTGCTCATCGACAGGACTAACCTTATACTCTTCCCATGCCCGTTGTGTGACACCGAGATTAGTGCGACCGCCCGGATCGCGTGGATGATTTACGTAACCGCCCTCGTGCTTCAGGAGATGCTTGAGAGCAGAGTCAAAGTTCGATTTCATTATTTGCCATCACTGTGTTTGTGGGCTGATCCGAAATAATAAGAGAGAACCAACATTAGAGCGCCATCAAGTGTGCCAAGGACACGGGCGATCAATTCACGCATCTCTGTCGGGATGATATTATGGAGCATGAACCATTGCACACACCCCCATGCAACCACCACGATCACGGCCAGAACCCTCGGGGTTAAGTCATGCGTTAGGATCGCATAGTTTCTGGCACTGTCGCGATCAGAGGCAGCGATTCTTTCCAGATCTATATCCAGAGATTTCATCTGGACTTTGAAGTCAGCGTCGATCTTTTTAAGAGCTGCTAATTGGTCAGCCGTTGGGTTGGCAAGAGCGGCATTGATTTCGTCCTCTGTGCCATCAGCGTGGCCTAGTAAGGCATTGGACAGGGCTTTGACAGCCATGCCAGCGACAGGTCCACCGAGAGCTGTAGCAATCGTAGGCGCGACAGAACTAACCAGAGGTCCAAAGGTCTTCAGCAAATCCATAGGAGTATCCCTTAATGGCTGAGTTTAATCATCAGTAAGATGCCTACCACGGCAATGGCTCCGATCAGGCCCATCACAATCATGAATAGGCCAGCAGCATCCTTTAACTCGGCAGCCCGTTCAGCAGCCAGCCGCTCTTCTTCACGGTGTTGGCGATCTACTTCCTTGCGGATTTCGATCACTTCCCGCTGCACTGATTCGTAGGCATTAACGCCATAGATTGAGATAAAGAGGTTCTTGATTTCCTCTTGCATCTTGAAGGCTTTTGCCTTGGCAGCGTAACGCTCCATAGCCTGACGCTCGATGTCGGCTGGATTGGAGAACAGACCCTTCTTAGGAGGCGTGGCAGCAAGCTGTGTTAGCTGTCCTACAGCGGTCCATAGAGAGCCAAGGTCTTGGGCTAGTTCTTGGATTTCCTTGCCAGCTGCAATGGCACTCTTGAGCCCGTTATAGGCAGCCGTAGCCCCGGCAATAAGGGTTATCGGGTCCATTACTTAGAGACCAGACCTATGATGCTATCGACCATATATCCAAACACTGCGCCGATAATCATGAGCAGTGCGCCAGCGCCTTTCCAACGATTGACCGATGCGCTGATTGCTTTAACATCAGCTTTTAATTCAGTCATATCTCTATGGAGATTCTCGACCTGAGCCTCTAACCGACCGATTTGCTGGTTCAGATCGTCTGCCATAGGTCACCTATCAGATTTGCGCGTTGGGGTCTTTAGGCCAATCTAGCGAAGTTGCCGCCGCGATGAAAGCCTCTATCGTGGTAGCCGCGTTCAATGCAGCCTTATGCTCGGCAGCCTTAGTGCGAACCGCAGCGCGATAGGCAACCCAGTCAGCGGGAATATCTGTGTCAGCCTCGGCCTTACGGACTACCATCCAGTCGCTAGGCAAGAGCATAGTGTAGGCCATGTTATCGACCTGTTGGCTCCATGACTTCTTGAGATCATCTAAGTCTTTAGGAAGACCGAAGTTCCAGTAAAAACGGTCATCATACCGTTCCGGATCAGGAACCTCTGTAATGCCGATAGCTTCTTTCTCGGCAAGCGTTGTAAGTCTGAGCCAATTACTGGGGTATCGAACACCATTATAGCTGAACGCTACATCGACTTGAAGTGGTGAACCGTTGAGAAGAAACATGATTACTCCTTATCGAGCGCGTGAAATTTTAAAAGGCGACTCAGCAAATGCTGCGTATATTATCGTATTTCCACTTCCATTCCATGCCGCACTAGAATCTCTTATTTTAAATCCATTAGACAAAAAGTCTAAAGTATTTGCATTTGTATATTCTTGATCTGATGTGCTTGGAAAAAGACGTTGATACGCAACATTATACGTGTCGCGGGATGTGTCAAAAATAAACCAATTTGTTGGTGATGAACTTGCGTTTTTAAGCATTATCCATCTAGGGCGAAAATTTGTGAAAACAAACGGCCCATCGCTGCTTCCATTGCCCGTGTATGATCCAAACGCACTATAGCCAGAGACAGCGGCGAAGCAGTAGGCGACGTAGGTGCCATTTCCAGCAAATGAGGAACCTAAAGTAAAAACTGTTGATGTTGGACTTGTATTATTCCATACCGTTGAAAGTGTTGATGCTGCACTAGTAGTATTTAATTCTATGTATTTTGTATTTCCTAATGACTCATGATATGAAGTCCAACCATACGCATTAGCCCTTGGTTTTGTAATAATTAAAGATGGAGCAACACCAAGCCCGTGACCAACTGTCCCAGTTCCACTAGATTGCGCTGTAAATGTTACCACACTAAACCCAGCCGTAGGATTAGCCGACACGGTAGATGTGATGGTGCCAGAGTTGTTGGTTACGCCTGTGCCGCCAGCTTTCCATTGCCAGCCGACCATCGTATAGCCATTAGTAAAATTTGTGCTACCAAGGCTGAACCCATTAGAATTAAATGATGTTAAATAGTTTGCATCAGTTAACTCTGCGTTTGTGGTATTTGTTGTTAAATATAAACTTGCTCCTCTTACGGAGTCATTTATGATATTACCACCAACATTGCTTCTTGGCTTTGTCCACACAAGATCAGGCTGAAATGTAGTTCCAATAGTATTGTTTGTGCCATTGTTAATAGTTTGAACGCCGCCATTAGCCGTATAAGTCGTAGCCGCCATATACTGCGCGCCATTAGCAATGCTTGGTGCTGGTAAGTTATATGTATTCAGCGCATTGAAGCCAGTTGGCGGGGTGTAGGAGAATGGGCGTTGGCCGAAGTTAGCCGCACTAGTTGAAGTAGGGTAAAGACTTGTTCCCATGTTTGCGTAGCTACCAGCCGTAAATGTAAATGTTGGAGTAGAACCCGTCGCAGGGTTACCGCCGCCAATCCAACTGTTGTTTACACCAAACCATCCTTTACCAGCGCCTATATCAATAGCCATCTGCATAATTGATGTATTTACAGCGTAAGAGCCAGATAAACTGGTAGTTACTGCGGCATTATTCCAATAATCTGCACTATTTGATTTAAGCTGAATAGCATAACCGTTGCTTTGATTTCCAATGTAATAATTTGAGCCACTAACAGGACTTAAAATATAATTAGTTGATGAACTAATTAAAACGCCTAATTCGTGCGAATAACCACCTGTGCTTAAAGCAGGAGAAATTGGTGTTAATTCAACATACCATTTTCCGCTATTGGGAGCGATTGTAAACGGCCTTGATGCCCAATAAGTAGCTGAATTTGAAAGTGATAAATTGCCATCAGATGCGGTTATTCCACTACCTTGCACCCAAAGAGGATTAACAACAGCATAATTACTCGCACTCGCACTCACCGTAGGCGAATCAATCATGCTGTCGTAGGTCGTGCCAGCCGTTAGAGAGATGTTGTTAGGTGTCCAGTTGTTACCGTTGCCTGACGAGTCTGCGACGAGCGTAGTCGTGCTAGTCGTATTGCTGAACGGCAGATAGAAACCATTAGTGCCGTATGTGCCAGTATATTTCTTTG